ACCGTCGTGCTCGCGGCTGGCGTGGAGTTCATGACGAACCTCACCGGCTCGCCGTTCCTCTGGCCGAAGCTCGACTCCCTGTCTTCGGGCTACTGGCTGGCCGAGGGTATCTCGCTCACCGAGGACAACCTGACCTTCGACATGATGTCGATGGAGCCGCACGGCTGCGGCGCGTTCATCCCGCTCACGAATCAGGTCATCCGGCAGACGTCGGGGCGCGTGAGCGCCGCGGTCCGCGACCAGCTCGTCCGCGGCATCGCGCGCACGACCGATCTCGCGTACCTCAAGGGCACCGGCGGCACGCAGCCCGCCGGCATCCTCAACCAGGCCGACGTGCAGACTGTCTCGTTCTCGGGCGCGAGCACGATCACCGACAATGCGCACGCGCGGATCGCGGTCCAGTCCCTCGACGCCCTGCTCTCGAAGGCGGAGGAGAACAACGCCGCGTTCGACAAGCCGGTGCTCCTCATGCACCCGCACACCAAGCGCTGGTTCCGCGCGTGGCCCGAAGCGACGGGCAGCGCGCGTCCGCTGTTCTTCTCGGCGGACGAGTCCCCGGTCTCTCAGTCGACGACCATGCCGGTCTACTCCGGCCAGATGTACGGCCACCGCTACTTCTGCACGACCGCGCTCACCGGGAACAGCGCCACCGCCGACCTCATCGCGATCCAGCCGTCCGAGATCATGGTCGGCCAGTGGGGTCCGATGATCCTGGGCGCCTCGACCGAGGTCCGGTTCCTCGAGAACCAGACCGTCATCAAGGCGATCGTCGAAGTCGACGTCGGTCTCAAGCACGGCAAGTCCGTGACCTACGCGACCGGACTCGACACCGCGACCGCGTCGATCTGATCGGGACCCTCCCGCGAATCCAACCGACAATCCAACCGCAAGAGGTACTCCCTTGAAGCATTCCGTCGAATCCATGCTCGACATCGTCAGCGTCCACAAGCCGGACGCCTGGGCGACGGGCACCCACAACAGCGCCGCGATCGACACGATCCGATTCTCCGAGGAGGCGTTCTTCGTCAAGGTCGGAACCGTCGGCTCCGGTACGGTGACTGTCCACATCGAGGAGTCCGACGACGGCTCCACGGGCTGGACCAACATCACCGGCGCGACGACCGCGACGCTCTCGAGCGACAACGACGAGGCGCGCATCGCGCTCCGGTCCGAGGTCCACAAGCGCTACATCCGCGCCGTCGCGGTCGTCGCGACGGGAGCGGTCGACTTCAGCGTGGACATGGTCAAGACCGTGTTCGACCAGACGTCGGCGCTGACCTCGACCTGGATCAAGCCGGCCGCGTCCTGATCCTCAAGCAGCTTCTACCCATCCTGTTGTCTTTGAGGGGCCGGACTCGGATAGCCGGTCCGGCCCCTTTTCACCACACTCACCACGGGAGGCCACCCGACCATGAGACCGAAGCGAACCGAGACGTCGCAGCGCGCGACGACCGAGACTGAACAGAAGCCCGCCGCGAAGAGCGCGTCGGACGCCAAGCCGACGTACGAGCGGCGCCCGCGCAAGCTGCGTGTCCGCAAGACGTTCTCGCTGCTCTGGCCGGACAACACCTTCCGCGGCGGCGGCGGGTTCGTGGTGTGGGGCGACGACCCGACCATCAAGGGATACGAGCACGTCCTCGAGCCGGTCCCCGATTCCGAGTACGACGCCGCGACGCCCGGCCCGTTCCTCAACCGGAAGTACGCCGCGATCGCCAAGGAGGCGGGATTCGACCCGTCCCGGATGGAGGTCCCGCCGGACCCCCCGAAGCCGAAGACGCCGACCGAAGAGGCGCTCGACGCCGCATCGGACGACGCGACCGGAGAGTTCCCGACCCCGGACCGCTGATCCGGCCTGAGCGGCGATGACGATCCTGACCGACCTGACCAGCGTCAAGGCGTGGCTCAAGAAGACCGACGCCGAGAACGACGACCAGCTCACGGAGCTGATCGGGTCGGTCTGTCACGCCTGCGAGGCGTACCTCGGGAGGCCGCTCGAGCGGATCTCGCGGACCGAGCTGGTCCCGCGGGTCCGCCAGTTCGAGCGGTCCTTCCGGCTGCGCGCGAACCCGGTCACGGTGATCACGTCGGTCAAGGTCGCGACCGACGGTGACTTCGCGTCGGCGACGGCGCTCGACGCGGAGACGTACGCGCAGAGCGACCTCGACTCTGGCACGCTGCACTTCAACTTCGACCTCCAGGAGGGCCGTAACCACATCCAGGTCGTCTACACCGGAGGGATCGCGCCGGACATCGCGACGATCAAGACGACGCACCCGGACCTGCACCACGCGGCGAACCTCCAGATCGGGCACGAATGGCAGCGGCGGAATACGCCGGGCTCGAGTTCCGATCGGACGACGGGCGCGAGCAAGACGTTCGTCGGCGAGGTCGCGCTCCTCAAGCGGGTGCGCGAGCTGCTCGACCCCCACGCCCGATCCTTCCAGGCGCACACCTGATGCTCGACGTCACGCTCACGATCGACTCCCGCGCCTTCGACAGGGCGATGCGGACGTTCCCGGCGCTCTTCGCGGAGAACCTCGGGGACGCGCTGCACGCGATCGGGCTCGACCACGAAACGCGGATCAACCGGATGCACCGGGCGGCGCCCCCGACCGGGGGGCTGATCCCGCGCAAGTCGGCGTCGTCCGCGCTCTCCCGGAACACAGGCACGCTCCTCGGCGCGTCCTCGCACGGGACGAAGGTCACGCGGGCGAAGAGCGCGAGCCAGGTGAGCATGGAGCGGTTCGTCGGCCGCGGACTCCCGGACCGCCGGGCGATCGCCCAGGAGTTCGGGGCGACGATCCGGCCGAAGACCGCGAAGGTGCTCGCGGTGCCGACGACGTTCGCGAAGACCCAGGGCAACGACGTCCGCGGGACGAGCCCCCGGGACTTCGAGGGCTTCTGGACGACGTCGAAGGCGGGGAATCCCGTGTTCTTCTCGACGGAACAGGGCGGAGGCGCGGGGGGCGCGCGCCAGTTCGCCGGCCTCGTCCCGCTCTTCATCGGGCTCGACGAGGTGAAGGTCCCCCCGCGTCTCCGCTTCTTCCGCACCTGGAACGAGCGGAAGCCGAAGTACGACACCGCGCTCGGCCGTGCGGCCGACTTCGCGATCCGCGGGCGCAAGCTGGGCGGGCAGTTCGGGGGGCGGCGGTGATCCCCTCCTTCTCCTGGGACCTCCGCGGCGCCTTCGGGTTCGGGGGTTCGTACGACGGGCTCCGAATCGAGAGCGGACGCGATCAGTACGGCGTCCGCTACCGCGAGCGGGACGAGCGCAACCCGCAGGCGTTCGAGTGGGGGCGCGAGGACGGGACGGCGCTCGAGGCCGAACGGCTGCGGGAGATCTGGAGCTTCTCGCGGGGCGCGAACCCGGTGGCCTGGCACGAACCGGGCCGGAACATGCTCGTCTGGACGGGCGCGATGGCGACGGGCTGGACGAACCAGAGCGCGCTCGCCGGCTGGGCCCGGGAGACGGCGCTCCAGGCGATGACGACCGAGGCCGCCACGGGCCCGCTCGGGGAGGCCGATCACGCGCGCCTCGGCGGCACGTCCGGGGCCTCGGCGGGCGCGGGGATCTACCAGGACATCGGCCACTTCCTCCCGAAGGAGGGGGCCTGGGGCACGCTTACGCTCTCCTGCTACTTCCGCGAGGTCGACTCCGTCGAAGAGCAGCTCGAGATCACCTCGCTCCGCTCCGGGACGGACTGGACGGCGCGGTTCGACTGGACCTCGTCGGTCCTCGGCGTGCTCGCGAGCCCGAGCAACGGGACGGCGGCGGTCGAGGATGCCGGCTCGGGATGGTATCGGGCGTCGCTCACGCTGGACGTCTCGGCGATCGGGGCGGACATCCTGAACGGCGACGTGATCCGAGCGACGATTCGCACGGCCTCCGCGAGCCCGTACGACACGGACACCGACCTCCGGGACGCCCAGCTCCAGTGGGGCGCGCTCGGCGACTACGAGGAGGCGGGCGCCCACCGGATCTCGCCGCGGCCCGTGATCGTGAGGTCGATCCGCCGCGAGAAGGGTCCCGGGAACCGCTGGCGCCTCGGCGCCGAGCTGATCGAGGACGTGGCCTGATGCCCCCCGCAACCGAGAGCGTCCGCGAGCGGGTGATCCAGGACCTCGAGGCCGCCGTCGCCGCGATCGACGCGACGGCCGGCGGGGGCCTGCTCTACTACAACACGATGGGCGAGGTCGTCCGCTGGGAGGCGTGGGAGCCCGAGCGGCGCTCCCCCCTCGCGATGGTGATCGGCCTCGGGAGCACGGAGGACGACTCGACCCATCAGGTGACGACGGTCGAGATGTCCTTCGTCGTCATCGTCTCGTTCGAGATCGCGGACGGCGCCAACTCCCAGCGCGACCTCTCCCGGCTCGTCGATGACGTTCGGCGCGCGATCGTGGCCGACCCGCAGCGCAGCGGGCTCGCGCTCGACACGCACGTCACCGGGACCGACTACCAGCTCCCCTCCGACGACTGGCCCTACGCCGGTGGCCGAGTCGAAGGGAACGTGACGTACCGGCACAAGTACGGCGACCCGTACTCTCTCTGGAATTCCTGACGCCTACGGAGGGCGAAGAACCATGCTCGGTGCTTACGAACAGATCGCGGTGCAGATCGAGGCCCAGGAGGGCGTCGTCGAGGGGGGCGAAGCCTCGGGCGACCTCATCAACGTCAAGGACGTCGAGCTGACGCCCGACTTCGAGCGCTACGAGCGCGAGTTCCGGCGGCTGACGCTCTCG